GTTTCCCAGTCACGATCAGGAGGTGTGAGGTGGGCTGCTGCTGATGCTGAAGCTGCTGCTTACGTCGCTTCGGTGGATGCTGATTATACTACGGATGCTGATTATACTACTTATTTTTCTGTTTCTGCTGCTCATGGTGCGGCTATGACTGCGTTTTCTGCGGATGCTGCTTACCATGCGGCTGAGACTACCACCGATGCTGCCACTGCTTGTTCTACTATTTGTAGTGTTACACTCAAGGATTATGCTGACATCGTCCGCGAGGACTACCCGGAGCCCCCTTTGTCAGCGTAAGAGGAAGAGATGGCCGTCCCTGAAGCGGAGTGACGATTATTGGATTGTAAGCAGTTCCCCTGTTTGAGGAGCCTGAGAGATGGTTGAGGAAGTCTACACGGTTCGGGGACGGCGGTTCCCGCTGAAGAAGAGGCGGATCCCGTCGAGAAGAATCCACGATGCAAGTGGTGACCGGACGAAGAGAAGCCGGTCATGGCCTGAGGGCCTGAAGGGAAGAGTCTACGGCAGCCGCCGAGTCTTGCTGGACGGGGAGGTGTACCGAGTGTATGAGGTGTACGCTCACTCCCCGTTGTTGACTGAGATCTGTCTGGAGGAGGTCCCGTGAAGCGGTTCTGGTTGTTTGGAGGAGAAGTGTGCTACCCCCTCGGGGGGATGAGCGACTTTCTCAAGGACATGAACTCTTTAGAAATGGCTGGGGCCGTAGGAAGGGCACGGGCACGGAAGGGAATCAAGTACCTTGATGGAGAGGAGGAGCTGGCTGATGGAGAGGTGCTTGTCCAGTGGTGGCATGTTTACGACTCCCAGACGGGGAAGATTGCTGCCCGCAGTGACGTCCTCCCTCATGGAGTTTATGACCCTAGCACAATGTTCCCTGAGAAGGTGAGGCCATGATTACGCACGACCCTTGCAATGTCTGCGGTTCCCGGGACTACTGTCAGGACGGGAGTGGCGGTCAGCTCTCCCGTCCGGGGTCGGAGTGTCCTTTCTGGGAAGTGGTGGACGGGGAGTTCCGTCTTCAGGAGAGGTGGCAGAAGGGGCCGAGGATTCCTGAGGAAGACCAGACCCGGCGGAAGCTGAATGTCTGGACGTGTACGGACTTCGAGGGCTTCTGGCCGGTCGGGACCTCTGCCGTCGTTGTTGCCCATACAAGAGCGGAGGCTGCTGATTTGCTATTCGACAAGTTGCTTGAGATTGGGCTGGTCCCGGCAAAGTCTGGTCGGGAGGACGAGGAGATCGTTCAGGATCTGGAGCTGGTTCAAGTAAGATTAACACAGCCGGAAGCGATTGTGCTTCAGGACGGGAACTACTGAGCAGATGTTCTGTTCGGAGTGAGTTTGACTTTTGATGAGGGGATTTGAGATGTCACTATCGGGAAGAAGCAAGAGCTTCGACGACGACAAGGATGTGGTGGCGTGTGATCCGGAGACTATGAACCCTGTCAAGATCGACCCGGACGCTGTCTACACGGACATGCAGGTGGGGGCCTTACTCGGATTCAGCAAGAAGAATGTCCGGGAGGCTGTCCAAGGCGGGAAGATTGCATTCTTCACAAACGACGACGACGAGACCTGCGTCCTTGGGAGTGATGTTCTGTTGTGGCTTCGCGATCTGACGGGGAAGAACGCCACATAGTCACGTCAGACTTGGTCTGCTACGCTTCGTGTTTGTGCCTCAAGGATCCACAGAGAGGAGGTGAGTCTGCCCATGGACGATGACGACGACTTCGATGAGTTCGATGAGGACGACGACTTCGACGACGACATGACAGATGGGCAGCAGTGAAGCCCCGGGAAAACTCGGCAAGTTGAATGTCAATTGACACAGCCCTGCTTCTCGTGAGAGGGAGGCAGGGCTTTTAGATCAGGAGGGAAGTATGAGTTCGTACCCAGAACATGAGAAGCTGTCAGCGATCCAAGACAAGTCTCAGATTGTTGGAGAGTTTCTTGATTGGCTTCAAGGGGAGAAGGGGTACAGTGTTTGCTCTTTCCAGGAGCAGGGGTACTCTGTCGAGGGATCACTCGTCGAGGAGGGGCTATTCAAACCAACATGCAAATCTATTGAATCGCTGCTCGCTGAGTTCTTCAAGATTGACCTGAAGCTTATCGAAAAAGAGAAGATCAGGATGCTGCAAGAGATGACGCCTAACTGATGACCGTGTCCGGGACGATGCCCCGTGCGTGGATGCTGAGTGGGTGGACGTGGACGACGATCGGGGCGTCGGCCTGAGGTGTAATGGGTGTGAGATTGATCTTCTGTGGTTTTAGGGTGAGCTTGATCCCGGGCTCGGTCGGGTCGGTTGTGATGTGGGGAGAGAGGATCGGGTTCTGGTCCCAGCGAACAGGGGAGTGATAGGTCAAAGCAGTCGGGGCGTACGACGGGAAGTTCGGAAAAGCATCGACCCGGTTTCCGTAGACCATCTTCTGATAGTCCCCGGCGTTGATCCCGATCCCCGTGAAATCCTGTTGAGGGATCGGGAAGTCGGGGCCGGCGAAGTGAGAGATCACCAGCCAATCAGCGTCCTGAGGCGGAGTCTCCAGGAGAGCGTCTGTGTCGAACCAGGTCTGAGGCGGATTGGCCCATGTGTCCGCGTTGAAAAAATCGAACTCAGGGTAGAAGTCATCGTAAGAGACGAGGCCGGGGAGGGAGACTGATCCCATCTGGGTACCCGGGTCTTCGAGGACGTGCTTGATTTTGTCCTTGTAGAAGTTGCCGGAGTATTCCTCGTGGGTCATGAACCTGTAGTAGAGCTTCAGCTCATCGTTGATCTGGGCGTGCTTGACCTTGAACCCTTCATTTCCGGGATTAGAAGCGTACCCGGTAACGGGCATCCCGTTTGAGCGAACGAATAGAGCATTGAAGAAAGGGATATCGGCCATGCCCGTGTAGTGGAAGTAGGGAATGGCCGTATTCGGTTCCAGAGAAGGGACTCCGGGAGACTCAAAACCCCGGACCTGTTTGAGACGAAAGCCCCAGATACGCAGGTGAGTGCTGTAGACGATTCTGATTGAGGTCGGGGAGAAAAGGCCTGGATCGAAGACTTCCGCAAAGGCAGAGTTTGCGTAAGGGCTATGTAGGATGTTCGAGAAGTCGAGATCTTGGATCTTCTGCTGGAACGCTTGGAAGACGATCTCGTTCATTTGCTGAAGCGGGAGAGCATCATGTGCCCAGGTCTGTTCTGCGGTGAATGAGGGCGTGCTGAAGGCGATCGAGTGTACGTTTTGATTCGCTCCGAAGGTCGAGATCGTAAAGGCCGTGGGAATGTGCAGGTTGTACCAGACGGCCCCGGGCTTGCCCCAGTCGATGTCGTAGGGTGAGTAGCGAATCGGCTTGTAGGTGGTTGCCAGAACGTCTCCGCCGTAGTTCCAGCTCTGGTTGTCAGGATCATCCCAACGGAGGTGCCGTTGGTTAAATCCCGAAGGAAGTGTGTCGAGAGGGAGTGTCCGCTCGATGACAAACCCGATCGCCCGCCGGAAGTAGTCCCAGAAGTTCCGGACACGCATGTCGGTCTGGGCGAGTTCGTGTGGGGAGGTTTGGGACGGATTGAAGAGAACAGCGAGTGAGGACTGGTACTTCTTCCACTGGAAGTTCCCGGAGCCGTCGAGGATCCCGAACGGGTCAGGAGTCTCAGCGAGCCGTTGGTCAGCCAAGACCCGGTCCATCCATTCCATCGTCCGTTCGATGTAATCAAGGAACGGAATCTGTTCGATCCGATCCTGTTCATTCTGCGGACGGGCCGAGTAGTGATCCGAGATCGTCGGGTTGGGGTCGATCCGCCAAGGCATGGATTCTAAGCACTGAGGAAGACAAGCAGGGAGAAAACAAGGCCAAGGAACCCCAACCCGAGGAAGCCACAGATCAAGGCCCAACGAGTGTCTTCAGCCTCAGCACACCTCCAACAGATGTTTCTTCTGGGGAGGAGGGAGTGGGTGGAGATTTTGCACTTGGGGCAGATCATGATTCGTCGATGCTTTTCTGGAAGGAGTGGGTAAAGACCCCAAAGATCCCTCCTAAAAGCACTCCGGTGGTAACAATAGATAAGTGGGTTCCCTCCCCAAACAGTGATTCGACTCCTGCCTCTGCGAAGATGAATGTCACGAATGCAAGCCCTAAGTGAAAGGCGAATGAGCAGAGGGCGAGAAGATCCTTGAGCATCTTACTGGTACTCGATGAAGGAGAGTTGGTTGTCGACGTACCAGATGCCTTCGACTTGGAGGAAGGCGTAGAGCACGTCGCCCCGGAGGTAGTTCGGACGCAGATGGACTGCGTACCGATGAGTCGTTTCGTAGGTGAAGTTCGTAACCGACCTCAGCTCCTCGTCGTTGATCGCGTCAATCATGTCCTGGGAGGGGAGAGCCTTGGCCCATTTGACTGTGACCGGGCCAATCGTGTCCTGGAGGTGAGGGTTCTGGCTGGCCTGGACGATCCCTAGGGCGGAGGTGTCTGAGCCGCTGCCTCCCCCGAGGAGTACCCAGGCGTCGACCACCTCATCAGCCTCCCCAGGGGCGTGATGGAAGACAGGGATGTCTCCTCCGTTGTCGGCCTTGAGGTACTCCGAGGTTCCTGATGACGGGGTGTCGGAGATCGAGGCGGCCTTGTAGGTCGCGTTCAGGGGTAGCTTGAGCTTGACGTAGCAGAGCCCTGAAGACATCGCCTCGACCGGTTTGGTCTCGTTCGCATCGACGTCCCCAGTAAGGACAACGAGCTTGTTCTGGTGCCCGTCCCGAGTCGGAGTCTCGACATTGAACAGCGGCCGGGAGGCGTACTCGACCTTGACGTCCTGTTCGGTGATCCCGTGGATCACACTCTCGCCCGAAGGGTCCGGGATGTAGTGGTCCTTGATCCCGTAGACGTGCCCCTTTTCGCCTGTTCCCGGGACGACCACATAGCATTTGCCGTCGTGGCCGTCGTCAGGACCGTAGACGGCTGTGGGGATCGTGTGCTCATCCTGAGGACGATCGACGACGTCCTGGATGAGGTCCCGGTCTCCGGAGTCGGCGAAGAAGAGGTCCAAGGCCATGAATTCTGGATTGTAAGCACTTGAGGAGAGAGTTTGGAGTTTAAGGTGTGAACAGATACTGATCGAAGAAGTCGAAGTCCTTCTCGTCGAACTCGTTGTACTGTACGAAGTGAGGAGAAACGGTGCCTTCGATGATCTCCAAGGGGTCAAGGGCTTGGCCGTGCTCGTTCAGGGGCCACGGCTCGTTGACCGGTTTGCCGAACGGGTCGAGGATCCTCCGCAACCGATGTTCGGGGTCTCCGCCGCCCAGAACAGAGGCAAGGTTGTAGATGTACTTCTCGTACAGGTCGGCCGCGAACGCTTCGGAGGGATTCCAACCGTCCGGGTTGTACTCGAACTCGAAAAGGGTGTGCCAGTACGCTTCGAGGACGGTGGGGTTATTCTCGCTGGGGAAGAACTCTTCTTCAGGGTCGACCGTGATGCACTTGAGCTTCCGGGCTGCGAAACCTTGCCAAGGGGAATCGTTGACCGCGTCGATGTATGGATCGAAGGCTGATGCAGGGAACGCGGTCAGGTACTTGGTCCACCGGTAGACTCGATGAATCCGGTTCTTGGTCGGTTGGGTCCGAAAGGGTCGGCCGTTCGGGAGAACGATCGGCTTGCCGAGATTCTCATCCATCGGGTCAGGCTCGACCCGGTCCCGCCAGAGGGGAACCCGGACACGGGTGTAACGCATCGACCGTCGGGCCTGCCTCTGATTCGGCGGGGTACTGTTGTCAATCCCGGAGAGCCCGTCCTGTGGACGGAAGCCGACGGTGACAATGTGGGCACGTGGGTTGTTCCGCTCCTTGAGCCGGCCGGTGTACGTCGAGGCGAAGGAGGTGTTCCGCTGTGTGCTGTGACCGGAGGCGTAGGGAGTACCGGGCGGCACAGCAGACCGGACCCGGTCCTCAGACTCCGAGAAGAGCGGAGGGAAAGGGGTATGGTCCATCGAGAAGACAACGAGCCATTGCTCCTCGTAACGGCCCTGTTGGGACTGAGAGTCGTATTCCCCTCCCCCCTCTTGGGGGAGTTGTTTGCAGAGTTCAATCGACATCGGTCATCTCCCCTTCAGTTTCAAGGGGACGAGCTTGGCCCCGTCATCGAGTGCCCGGTTGAGTTTTTGGATCACAGGGGTCAAGGTCGCATTCAGCTCCTTGATCTCCAGAGCAAGCTGGTCCTGCTCGCTTCTCTGGGAGAGGGCACGGAGGATGGCCTGGTTGATTTGGGAGGCCCCTTCCGCCGTGTCCCGGCGGGCGAAGTTCTGACCGGCCGAAGTGCTGCGGCCCTGAAGATCCTTGATGATGTCCGCCCGACGATCTTCGAGGATGTCCTGGGCACGGACACGGGCTTTTTCACGGGCGAGGTCTTGCAGCTCCTCACGTTCGACGCGAGTGAGACGTTTGAGGGAGTCAATTCGCTTCTCGTCGAGACGCAGCTCTTCACGGACTGCCTCGATCTTCCTTTGCGTCTCATCCTCGACGGCGGCAACACGGAGCCGGCCCCGGAGATCCTCAGCCTGGTCCTGTTCCTTCCGGAGAGCACGGAGTTCTCCAAAGGCCCGTTTGGCTTTTTCGAGCTGGAGGGTGAGCTGACGTCCGATCGGTCCGGCAATGTCATTGAACAGGTTACGGTTGAGTTTCTCCGCATCAGCCGAGAAGACTTTGAGAGCTTGAGGAAGCGTCTCTTTGGCCTGTTCCTCCCTCAGTTGCTTGAGCCGGACCTCGGCCTCACGGATGAGGAACAGAGCCCGTTCCCGTTGCTGGTTGGTGAGCTTAACCTGTCCGAGGATGGCCCGCTCAGCCTCTTCGAGCTTCTCGATTTGCCGTTCGATGACGAGGTTGTTGGATGCTCGTTCCCGGATGGAGAGCGTGTCTTCGATGACGTCTCCGAACCGGCGAGCGTTCGCACCGACCCGAGCCAGGAACCGGTCGAGGTTCTCGAAGTCCCGGCTGAGGGAGGCGATAATGTCCCGTTGGTTATTCAGACGAGGGAGAGATCCGGGGAAGGCTTCAGGGATGTTCCGCTGGTTGATCTGAGCGAGGAGCCCGATCACCTTTTGCCGGGACTCGTTGAGGGCATCCTGAGCGACCCGATTCTGGTCAGTGATGTCCTTGAGCTTCTCGCGTCTCTGGAGAAGAAGGGCTTCGGCTTCTTCGACCGACTTGACCTTGGCCGCCTGTTCGTTCTCCCGACGGAGTTCGCTCTGCTGCTGTCCTTCGTCTCGGAGGCCCTTGAGGATCTCCCGTTGCCGTTCGAGGGCGTCGTTTTGGGTCTCGGTCTCCTTTCGCCAGCCGAGAAGCTGAGGAAGGAGGATGCCTCCGAGGGCCGTGGCGACACCGACGATTGCTCCGGTCATTCCGGGCGAGAGGATGCGAGCAGTCATCCCGATGTTATTCGAGGCGGCTCGCATCCCGCCGGTGAATCCGGAGGTTCCGAAGACCGTGAGGAAGTCCTCAATTCCGAAGGAGAGCTGATTGATCGCTTGCAGGAACTTCCGGGTGTCCCGTTCCGTCCCGGCCCGGACGGGATTCATCTCATTCAGGATCCGGGGAACCCGCTCGGCCTCTCGTTCCAGATCGGCAAGGGCTTTTTGAGCGGGGGCGGACGAACCGTCCACGATCATGTTGAGTGTCGAGACTGATACAGAACTACCAGGCATCAGGTGTCTGGTCCCAAGGAGGCTTCGATGTCCTGCTGCATCCTATCAACCTGCTCGTCGGGAGAACAGTCCGGTTCTGTGTGGAAGATCCGGGGCTGGATAAGGGAGATGTCTTTGGTGATGACCGCCCCGACCTGCTTCCAAAGCGGAGGCTCCTGCTGCCACCAGACGTCGTACAGCCGCATGATGCGGTGAGGAACCCTTTGCATGATTTCCGGGTAAAGAATCCCAGTCAGCTCACTGAGCCTCATCCAGATTCCGAAGTCTGGGTCCCGGCTGATTTTTTTGCGGCAATGTCCTCCTCACGAGCCCGACGAGACTGTTCCGGGTTGTCGGGGAGGGAGGAATCCTCGAACCCATTCACGTGTTCACACCAGTCTGCACATTCCTTGAGGCGAGAGGTCTTCCAGTTCCTGGAGATGTGTTCGATTGCGTTGAGGACTTCCTGGGAGAGGGCGGAGAGGTCTGCGAAGGGATTATTCTTGTCGAAATCGTAGACAAGATTTGAGTTGTCGAAGGTGTAATGACTGAACTTGAACCAGGCAACTTGGTCCCGGGACTTTTCGATGTCAAATGTTTGGTCCGAAAGAGGAGGAAACACAGATTCCCGGAGGGCGTCGTGTGCGTCTGACTCATGGAGTTTCTGGTAGTCCGCGAGCGTGTGCTGCTTATCAGGCGGACTGCACCAGTCCAGTTCTCCTTGGCACAGGGACGCGACGACCAGGGCTGCCTGGTAGACCGTCATGTTGAGCCGATCGTCGTCTTCTGGGTGCAGGTAGTTGACCGCGTCGCTGAAAAGCCGGCGTTGGGTCCCGTTGAACTCGCGAAGCCAGAGGTGGTCTTCGGGGGCACAGCCGGGAAAGGTAACAGGCAAGACCTGGAATTGGTCGGAGAGATCGAAAAGGTTCATTGCAGGATTCCTGGATTCTAAGCAGTTGAGAGTTACTTGACTGGAAGTAGGTATGAATACCTACCAGAGAAAGAGAAAAACCTTACCCCCTCAGATTTGGATCGTGAGCAGTTTACGTCGGTGCGGTCTTGGTGATGACGCCGGAGATCATCATCTGCACGGTTGTTTCACCTCTTTGGTTCGAGGAGAAGGCCCCGGTTGAGTTGTTGTTGCTGAACAGGGCACGGAAGTCCCAGATTGCTCCGGTTGTTTCTCCCTTCCGGGTGGCCCAGCGAATCTTGATGTACTTGAGCAGGCCAAGTGGCAACGTCTGTCCGGGGTCATGAAAGATCGTGACTGTGAGAGTCTTGCCTTGGGCGATCTTGTTCTCGATGAACTCCGGCTGGATCTGTCCGTTTGCGTCCTGCGGAGACTCGGAGTTCGTAATGTCGGTGGCCCCGGCCGGCTCGTCGAGCGTGTAGGTTCCCACCAGTCGGCCGGAGAAGATCAGCTCGTCAGATCCTCCGGAGGTCTCCGCAACTTCGATGTAAGACCCGGCAGCAACATGGGCTTTACCCTGTGAGGAAACGCTAGGCATGATTCTTGTCCTTCAGAAATCTACACCTCACAGGCGGTGTCAGGTCACGGGATCGGTGTCGAGGTAGTACCCAATCTCAAAGTCTTGGGAGAACTGGTACGGGGCATTTGATTGTCCGCTCTGAGGGACACCGTCGGTCTGAGTCACCCCGGTCCGGAAACAGGATACAATATGGAGGCCGGCGAAGGAACCCCGAAACGGGTTCCTTCCGGCAACTCCTGTCGGATGTGTCAGCTCCTGAAAGAGGGCGTCTCGGAGACGAATTCCAGATTCGGGGTCGTCAGCGGCTGAGAAGGCGTCAATTTGGACAAGGGCGTTGGCTTCGTCCGAGTGCCCGTCAGTGACTGTACCCACCTCATCGTCGAGGATGATGAACTCCGCGTAAGGGAAGTCCGTCCCGGCCCGCGTCTGCATGAGACGGAACCGCTTCTTATCATCCTTCAGAGCACTCAGGAGGAGAGCGTTCTGATTGACGAACTCCACGATGGCGTGTTCCAGGGCCATGTCTGAGATTCTAGCTAACGGGCGGTGGCAATTCCAGCTCGCCTGTTACGGAAGGTCTCCCGGATGATCCCTCGAACCATCTGTTCGTGGAACCGTTGTTGAGAGAGGGCTTGAGCCCGTCTCATTGCAATCCTCATTGGGGCTTTCGGAGCAATCCTCCGACCCGTTTGCCAGTTCGTAAATCCTCGCTCCAGGAAGTGGAAGTAGCGGGAGGGGACACGGAACTTGTTCTTGATCGACTTCTTTCCTTGACGCTGACGAATCCTTGCCAAGGTCTTCCGTGATCCTTCATCTTCCTGGCTCGGGAGGGCTTCAGCACGCTTGGAGGGCCTTCTTCTGGCAATCGCGTCCAGAGCAGGTCCTCGAACTCGTCGGCGTGCTCCAATCACAGCCTTGATCGTCGGCTCTCCCTGACGTGCCCGGACCATCTTGATGACAATGTTCCGAGCCAGCGTGTATGTCCCTGTCGGAGAGGCTCGGGAGATTGCCCTGATCTGCTTTCGGAGATCGACCGCCAGAGGACCAGCGGCTGAACGAACAGCCGATGCCGTGATCTTCTTCTGGAGGGAGATGCGGAGGGTGGAGAGGAGGAGTTTGAACTCCGTATGGCCTTCGAGAGAGACACCGAGCTGAAGGATCATTGCAGTCTTTTCCAAGCACGTTTTGTGACGCCACAGTGAGTGCAGAACTCTTTGTCGATACGGGACCAGTGCCAGTTATGATGAAGGGTGAGGTGGCAGAGCCTGTATTTAGCTCTGCGGAAGAGCCCGGAAAGGAAGGCAAGCAGGAATTTCATAGAGCTGATCTCAAAGAGGAGGTTAGTCAGTTTCCTCGACGGCGACAAAGTCGATCCACTGTGAGGCCCCGTCCCGGTTAGCAGCGGGTCCTCGGAGTTCGAGGATCTTGTTGCCGAGGGTTTCGATCGTGACCCGGTAGTTAGATGTCACCGAGGCGATCTCCGGATCGTAAGGGACTTCGATGTCGTAACCGAGTGCCCCCTTGACCTGCTCGGCCTGGACGACCTCGGTCGGGATGCGGGGCGAGAGGCTCCCCCAGCGAACAAGCCGCTTTTTGGGGTTGTCCCAGTCGTTGATCGAGGCGTTCAGGGAGGAGGACCCCTCTCCAGGAAGCTCGAAGATGAGCCGGTGACGGACCTTTTTTCGGCATTTTGCCATGACTGAGAATGTTGGATTTTAAGCGGTTGGCTCAAATGTAGACGGTCCGTTCGTCCCGCATTGAGGCTTGGCTGACCATGTTCTGGTAGGTCTTGGGGTAGTCGCACATTGAAGAGCAGCCCGGATCGAAGTCAGGATGCTCGTACAGGAACCTGATTAAGAAGATCAAACCCTCCTTGACACTGGAGGGAAGAGAGGAAGCATCCGCGACTCCGCAAACGAACTCAATCCGTACCGCATCCTCCCGGGATTCGATCGTCGGGAGCTGATACGTGTCCTTAAACTCAATCATCCCCGGGCTGCCGAACGTGTGAACGTAGTAGTTCGTGGCATCCACGGTCTGGTCAGCGTCGTCCTCGTCGTAGTATTTGACGGAGGTGACCGAGGTAAGGGGAGGGCGGGGGAGGTAGAGTTTCCGGCCTCTCCCGCAGAGGAAACTCCTGAGGTGGAGCGTGTAGGTTGCCTGAAGAAACTGACGCCAGGCGTGCCCCTGCATGACCTCGGTCGCCGTTGTCATCGCGGAGCGAATCCGGTCGTCGTGGAATGTGTGCTCGACACCGAGGAGGGTCTTGACCTCCTCAATACAGAAAGGCTCCTTGGTAGGTGCTGTTGTTAGGGAGAGGCGAAGGAACTCAGACATCAGGTGTCCTCCGCATAGGAGTTGTGGACGTAGTATTTGCCTCGGGCGATCACAAGATTATCAGTCGTGTTCCAGAGGTTGTAGTAGAAGGTACCGATTTCGGTGTGGTTTGAAGTCGCGGTCGGGACAGTCACAATATTGTTATCTGTCCCGCTGACTGATCCGGCAATCGGGGAGAAAAGATCGGTCCCACAGGATTTCTCAACCCGCAGCTCGGTGTCCTTCCCCAAGAGGGAGATCGGAGACCCAGTGGTTGCGTCGAAGATCGTCCATGTAAGACTTGGGGCCGTGCTCTTGTAGACATCCACGTTTGAGGAGGTCACCTTCCCGGAAGGGACGGCCGAGGCGAGGAGAGTCGAGTAGGTCCGTTCTCCGGCGAGCTTGTCGAGCTTGGCTGCAAAGTGGGCATCCGGATCGGGATCTCCGAGGCGGTCGTAAATCGTCTGATCGACGACCGGTTCGAGTGCGATCTCCTCGGCCGCGAAAACCATGTCGGTTGCGGATCCTCCGATGAGAACCTTTGAGGCCCCGGAGATGAAGGCGGCATCAGGGACATCGAGACGGAAGTACCCGTCGTCGATATGGATCAAGCCTCCCGAAGTCCAGCCGTCATTGATATTGGTCAGTTCGACAGGTGTGATTGTGGATTTGGTGGATCGTTCCCGTTGGTACCAAAGAGCAATCCCGGGAGAGTTGTAGACGATGTTCTGGGCAGGGAGACCATCCACGGTCGACATGGCACGAAGCCAGACTGACTGCTCGGTCGATCCGTGTTTGACACTCTGGTAACCCATCTAGGCATCTCCGGTGAAGTGGCCTGATTGTAGCAGACGCCCCGGTCCTGGGAAGGGGACTCTGCGGACCGTGAGATTGGGGCCGGTGGGACCGAACTCGGTGGCCGTCGGGTTACCGAGCTGACCTGCGTACGTCCGTGATCCGTAAGGAACGTCCCTGACGGACATCGTGGCAATTCCGAAAGAGTTGACGATCGCAAACTTGAGAGGGTCAGGAGTATTGTCGACAACCAGCCGGACAAGGTACCCCGGAGGGAGGCCGGTCCAACGCAGGGAGAAGTCCTCCAGGGAAGTGATGTTGTCATCGTCATGAGGACCGTCGTCGTCTTCTGCCAGGAGATCCGGCAGTTCAGGGGTCGCCAGACCGACACTGATCGTTCCTGGATCCACGTGAACAAGGATCGGGTCAATGTCAATCATCTTGTCGTAGACGGGAGGCCTTGCGGTGACAAGGATCTTAGCCGGATCAGGGGTTGTTCTGATGTTCGTGACAATGCTTGTGACTTCAAGATCAAGCACAAGAGGCGACAGGGAGATCGTCTGGGAGTCGTCGATCGCAACCGGGATGACTTCGATGGAGACTGGCGACAGCACCGTTGGTTTGAGGGTTGTCGTCAGCCCTTGCGGAGAAATCTCGATCTTCTGCACCGGCAGAGCGAGTGACATGCTTGTTGAGAGAGCCTGAGATTCGGCCTCAATTGCCAAAGGTGCGAGTGTGACGGCTTGATCTCCTTCTGGAGGAAGGGGGGTGACGTCGATCGACACGGGGGAAAGAGCCGGCAAGACTAGCTTCGTTGTCACGCTTTGAGGGACCGCTTGGATCGAGATCGGAGAGAGAAGAGTTCCTCCTCGGGTTGTTTGAACGGCGATCGGGACGAGTTCGAGTGTCTCGGGGCTCGTTGAGAGAGCGAGTCTTGTTGACACGCTTTGAGGAACAACTTCGACCGTCTCAGGAGAGACAGCCGGCAAGACCATGGCTGACCTGGGAGTGACAGGAGAGAGATCGATTTTGAGGACAGCAGGACGAAGGGTCTGGATGTCGTCCGGGACAACTGGGACAACCTCAATCTGCACAGGAGTCGGCCGAGCGATGGTCACCACACTTGGCACAACCGGGACAACTTCCAGGACAGCAGGACTCACTGGTGTCTGCGAGATCGCCTGCGGGAGAGCAGGGACGAGGTTAACCTCCACAGGGGCCAGAGCAGGAGCAATCTCTGTCTGGGGAGTCACAGGAACCGCTTCAATTCTCTCTGGAGAGAGGGGCGTGGATTTGGCGGCAACTGGAGTGACCGGGACAATCTCGATGTGTGCCGGAGCCACTGCCGGCAGGGACATCACAAATCCCGGCGAGACCGGTTTGAAGTGGACCTTTGCCGGGGTCGGGATCAGAGCCGCGATTGTATCCGGCTGAACGGTCGTGACTTCAATTGTGGCAGAAGGAGCTTGAACGGAGATCCCGACAAAGAACAGAGGAACGAGGTCTGCTTCGATGGAAACGGCGGACGGAGCGTCTAGAGCCAGTGTTGTTGTCGGAGTTTGTGGTGCGGCCTCGATTTGGACAGGGCTGGGAGAGACGATCAGCCCTGCCATCGGGACGACCGGTACGACCTCGACAGTAATTGTTGGAGCTTGGATGATGACCGGTGGCAGCACATTAACGGGCGTCAGCTCAATCGTGACGACCGGAGCAGTAACGATCACAGGCAGCACGGGAGTGGCCGCGACCGGGATAACCTCCACTGCGAGCGTTGGGCAGGCGACTGTGATTGCCGTTGCCGGAGCAACCAGATCAACTTCGATGGTCTGATCGGCAGGGACGGTCAAGACAACCGTCGTGCCCGTTGAGTAGGTGTACTCCACATAGGCGGAGCGGATTCCAGAGTGCTCCCCGTCTTCAAGTTCCGGGGCGGTCACCCCAAACGAGAGAGCGGTTGAGGAGTTCACGTCAACAGAGAGACCGGTCCATTCGATGACGGACCAAGTTCCGGCACCGGCTGAGAAGCTCTTGGATCCGAGGGAACTCCCGAGTGTGACGTTTCCAGTGGGGCAGTTCCCGGGACCGTTGTTGAATCTCCGGGCGTAAAGCTTGACCGTCTCAACGGTCCCGCCCGTGTGCTGGACGTTGGCACAGTTCCATGTCTGCTCGGCCTCGGAGTCGTCTTTGTCCTCAGCCCGGCAGACGAGACCATCGTCAGGTGTTGCGTCTGGGGTCCGGGTTCCGTCGTCAATGTTGGTGACGGTTCGGAGAGACCACTCGGAGTTCCCGACGGAGGTGGGATCTGACTGGACGGTGGTTGCCACAGGTCACCTCCGCCTCCGGTTGGGATTTTTCTTCTTCCGCTTCGGAGGCTTCCGGATCCGAGGGCCCTTCATCCGGCGGTCCTCAGACTTTCGGGAGGGGTCGCGATGGAAAGTAAGCCTCAGTCGGTCATCTGTCTCCCGCCGTTCGAGACCGTCGAGTTCCCACATCAGGTTAGGGATCTCGTCGATGAACTGCTGGAGCTTGGAGTCCTGGTAGGAATCAAGAGAGGAGGCAACAAACTGCTCACAGTTCAGGCGGTCGGCGATCTTGCGGACCTGCTCGATCACCTGCCGGAGAGCCGTCTTGGGAGAGTAGCGTCCTTCCGGGACGCAGTTGACAACCTTGAGCTGCCCGGTTCCTTCAATGATCGAGACCGACAGAGCGACCCGCCAGCGGCTGGAGCCCCGGCCTTGGGTGAAGATCCAGAGTTCGCCTCCTGTCCGGAGGAGGATGTTTTGGAGCCCAGTGATCGAGGAGCGAGCGTACTCGGGCTGGGTCTTGAGGATCGCCAGGAACTGGTCGAGACCCTCAGAGTCAGAGGCAGGAATTTGGGACCAGGGCATGGAGTCCTCCTCAGGAGGTCTCAGGAGCCCTGGGTGAGCTGGAGAAGGCCCTGAGAGTCGATCTGTACGGTGAAGTCTGATCCTCCCGGGTTCTGGGTTGAGCTGAACTCAATGAACGCCAGAGGGATCGAGTCGGTGTCGTTGGTAACGTGCTTGAGGATCAAGAGTCCCTGGATAGCACGGGTTCCATTCCCGAGAGAGGACCAGGTGAGATCCTCAATGTCAAACTCGGCTCTGTCGGCCGATGTGTCAATGGCGATGGCCTGGGACGAGAGGGTCTTGCGGGCGTACCCGGAGCCGTCCATCTCGTCTAAGGTCGTGAACGCATTCATCAAGGCGGTTTCTTCCTCCGTGTCCGCCGTCGTGTTGGTCATCAGAAGAGCAACACGGATATCGTCCCCCGACTCCCGCAAGTCGATCTGCCCTTGCCCCAAGAGCAGGAGGAAGTTGTTGTAGACGAGAGAGGCCATGAGTCTTCTCTGGAGAGAGTGGAGGAAAACCTCCGAGGGATCCTGCAATCCCTCGGAGGGTCAAGTAACCGCACCGATCAGGCGATGACCTTTTCGGGCGTCAACTCTTCGTGGTGGTGCATCGAGTCGCCGATCAAGACCGCCGTCGCAACGTCAGCGGCGTTGGTCGTGGTGACCCGGATGTTGACGTAGCAGAGATCAATTGCCGTGGCCCGGTCGGCTGGGGTGCTCAAGGTGTAGTCCTTGATGCCCACCTCACGGATCTCCTCGGCCTGACATTCGAGGGTGACTTGGTCGTTGACCGCGTCGACCTCAGGGCCGGTCAAGGTGAGTTCCTTGACGACAACCGTCGTCCCGGAACCGTCAGACTCGTCATTGGCGACAATCTCCACCTTCGAGAGACCGCCCGTAGCAACGTTCGCCACGACGTGGGCCATGAGCCCGTGCATGTCGCTGGCGTCGATCCACGAGGAGCCGAAAGCCAGGATTGCTCCGGGCGAGGCTGCGGGGATGGTCGCGGACTTGACGAAGGACCGCGTCCGCAGCTTCTTGGTTGTTTGGGGTGAGCCGGCCATGAGTCAAACCTCGGAATTGTGGATTGTAAGCAGTTGGAGGCCTCCTCCCCCGGCCTGTCAACGGGGGAGGAGGCGGGCGGCAATACGGATCAGCTATTGTCGTTCAGGGTCACGAAGGGAGACATCGTGATCCCCTTCTTCGGAGTGAGCACGGTCTTCCACCAGGGACGTCCGTCGTTTCGGAGCCAGTATTTGAACATCCGTTCGTGGACGTCGAAACGGACGTGGACCGACTCGGCCGATTGGGGAGCCTGGTAGATCCCTTCGAGGTACTGGCTGAAGTTGACCAAGGCGAGGCACTTAGCGTCGGCCAAGGCGGGCATGTACTCCGTGTAGATCAGTGGCCGTCCCTTGAGGAAGGTGACCACCTGTCCATCCACGAGGGAGTCGTGGGTCATCTTCAGGATCCCGGCATTGTTGTCCGACTCAATGTGGAGCTGCTCGATGTCAACGAGCGAGTCCCGGTTGGCGAGCCATACCGCGTTCTCGTACCCCCAGCACTTCTGCATCATCTTGAGGATGTCGATCCCCTTGAGTCGATTTGCTGTGTCCCGGTCAATCTTGATGAGGGCAGGATTCTTGTCGTCGAGGACACCGAGTGGCTCGCCCGTCCCTTTCCCGAAGAGACGCTCGTTGATGCCTTGTCCCGCGAACGCGGTGGCGAAGGCGTTTGCGAGGAGAGCGACGAACGAGGTCGGGGAATCGGTGAGCAGTTCCTCGGTCGCAACCGCCGTCCCCCAGAGGGTGTTGACGGTCAGCTCGACCTGCTCGAACTTCATCCGCGAGGCGTCCCGGCTGGCTGCTTCTGCACGCCGGGAGACAATGATTCCACCGGCGACGGATGTCTGGTGGTTCTTGTCGACCACGGCGTTGAACGGGACCTTGGTCGCGTTGAGTGGGACCCTCCGGGTCATCCCGGCAAGGCGGTTGTTCATCCCGATTTGGGAAGTGAAGTCCTCACTCTCGTAGTCAACCGTCAGGATCGTCGGCGTGAACGCAGATGGGAGCAGGAATCCGCCGTGAGGATCGGAGAAGGTCGAGTGCTCATCGGAGCCGACGGCGTTTTGCAGAGAGTGTTTCTTCTGCAAGTGCTTCATAACCGGGGAGATCTCCTTGACCCCCTGGTTAATGAGCATGACCTCAGTCATGAACTCCTTAGGGCTGTTGAATCCCTTCTTGGGATCGTCGAGGACGTTCTCCCGCTTGACCACGGGCTTCGAGAGCCCGGTCGGGTCCGGATCGCCATTGACGAGGGCTTCCCGGGACTTCTCACGACGGGCTTCCCGCTTGGCCTGGATCGCCGAAGCGACAATCTTGCGGCGGGCGTCGAGGCTCTTGAGCTTCTTTCGCTCCTCCTCGTTGTACTCTCCGCCCCCATCCTGGCGGGAGAGTGCCTGCTCATCGAGCTTCCCGGAGAGCTTGTCGATCTTGGCAAGTTCCCGGCGGAGATCCCGGGGGCCGAGCTTACTGATTCGACGCTTGTAGCTGGCGAGTTTCATTTCCGGCTCCTGCGAGGTGTCGTCTTCGTGTAAGGACGGATTTGTAGGGGTCAGGTGAAGTCGGGGTTTGGCTTGCAGGAGCCGGAGGTGACTTCATTTGACGCGGTTGAGATCGCCGGTGAGCGACCTGACGGTTACTGGAGGGGAGGATAGCATCCACGAAGCCGTGTGACAAGGCTTCTTCTGGTGTAAAGTAGGTGTCGGTGGAGAGCCATTCCTTGAGCTGCTTCTTGGAGGCCTTGGTCTTGTTCGCGTAGAGCCCGATCATCGACTCGGTCGCTTTCCCGGTGGCGTCCGCGTGTGAACGAAGCTCAGCCTCCGTGTAGACCCCAAGCATCGGGACCCGGACGGCGTGAATCATTATCTCCCCTTCGGGGACGATCTCACGGACATCCCCCGCGACCGCGATGACAGACGCAGCCGATGAGGCCATCCCGATGATCCTGGTGGTGATCTTGGCCGGATGCTCCCGGAGCGTGTCCAGCATTTCGAGGGTCGTCTTGAGGTCCCCTCCGTCGGAGTTGATCTTGATGAGCACCTCTTTGGCATCCTTGTGCTCGTCCATCTTCTCCCGGAAGACACGGCCGGTCATATACATGACCTTCTCATCGCATCCGCAGTTGCAAGAGCCACGCTCACATCCGCAATCGATATTGCAGAAGTAGAGAGCTTCCTCGTAGACCGAATTGTCCACGATGTCGTCGTAGATGTGGATCTCGGGGACGTCCGCCTCGAAGTTCATCATCACGCGGGACTGGCGTTTCGGCATAGCTCTGTCTCGACAAAACTTGTGACTGCCGGTTGCAGGTCCTGGCAAGGGAGATCATAGAAGGTTTGGACCTTCTCGTAGTGAACTTCGAGAGTGGAGTGTAGTTCGGGATTGGCCTCTTTGTCAACCAGATTTGGGAGGATCGTCTCGTAGAGTTCCTGAGCCTTGTCAGGGAACTTCCCAGCGTTCTCCAAGGACTTTACCGAGTGCATGAGGAACAATGCCGAGAAGCTGAGGACCTTCTCCTCAAGGGTTTGTTCTCTGGGAGGGGGGTCGAGGTGGGGGATCTCGCTCAGATTGACGGGGAGACCCTCTTTCCGGAGTTTGTCCATGTAGTCATTAAAGTCTTCTCGTTTGAGATGCCCGTTCTCCTTCGGGAGTTCGTCGAAGCGGGCAAAGACCTTTTTGAACTGTTTGCGGATCCGGTTTTCGAGGTTGTTGTCCCGGCTCTGTTCGGACTCCTGCTGAGGGGTTTGAGTTGGTCCCGGTGGAGGAGCTTGGTTGGGGTCGGGGAGAGGCTGCTCCGCCTCCTTTTCGGCCTGTTTGGTGACCGCAATGTGCTGCTCGACGGTCATGTAGTTGGCTGGGACGAACCGCATGTCCCCAACCGGACCGTCCAGCGGCTCCATATCCTCCAGACGCAAAGCGTCGTTGGGACTGAGTGCTGCCATGGCGAACAGCTCTTTGTAGAACGCAGCCCGGGATTCGAGATCGCCTCGGAGGAGGCCTTTGACCTCGATCGCGAACTTGAACCGATGCCAATCCTTGGGATGGAGAAGCTGAAGCCGGCAGGTCTCTTCAACACGGACGAGCCAGTGCAGCAGGGAGTAGATCACGAACGAGATCGACTCGGACTCGATATTGGCACGGACCCCAGAGTCCTGCATCTCCTTGAGCATGTGGACGGGGAGGTTGTACCAGCGGGCGACCTCGGTGATGTCAAACCGGCGTGATTCGAGGTATTGGGCCTGTGCCGGGTGGATACCCAGCCGGTCGATTGTGGCCCCCTCTTCGAGGATGACAGGTGTATGTGCGTTCTCAACACCAGTACGGTCCGCCCAAGTGGCTTTGAGACGGTCATAAGGACCTTGGCTCATCTTCGTTGGGACTTGAACGATAGTCCCGGCATGGGCATCGTTCTGATAGAAGCGGGCTCCGTAGTAGTTGGTGGCCAAGCTCGTCCCAATTGACTCACTGGCATAAGGGATGACCCCCTCGAAAACGTACCCGTTCTGTGTGAACAGCCCGGGAATGTGCAGGATGTCGTCCTGGTGATAGACCCGTCGGCGACCCTCGTCGTCAATGATCGGGTACCGGAGCTTGCGGTCTTCCGGGGACGGCTTAATCTCATGCCAGGCAACCCGGGACGGGTGAACCGGCCAGACTTCCCGGGTTCTCCCAGATCCGTCGAAACGAAGAATGTTGACGCAGTTCCCCTGGTTAATCACCCACGGCATCACCAGGGTAAAGTAGTTGACTGTGCTCATGCTCGGGTTCACCATCTCGGTGAAGATCCGCGAGAGCGGGTGATCCGTGGCCGGCTCTGTCTTCCCGTTCGTAAGCACACGACTGAACGTCTTCGGAAGGGTGGCCACAACCGAGGAGTAGAGGATGGTCGCTTGCCAGACTGAGGAGAGGGTCATCGCCACGTCGTGAGTGACCTCAACTCCGGAATGAGTCTTGGACGACGCGAGAGGCCAGTACCGGTCAAAGTAAGCCCGGAGATCCCACTCCCCCAGATTTGCATTGAGGAGACGAGCAGCCCCCTTTCGCATCCGCCTGAACCACGACGATCGGTCTTGATGACGCATGGAAGCAACCGTCGGAGGCATGGAGTGTGCGGACATGGCTCCCAAACTGTACCTTCAGCGAGATGTTCCTGCAAGAGGGGTCAGCGGACGTAGACCGGTTCTTCTTCTGGAAGGGGAGGTGGGGCGGTAGGAGGTCCGAGGGTCTGGTTGAATTCGAGGAGCTTTCGGACGTCCTCGTCTCCGTCGTGTTCCCCCCAGGTTTCCGGGTCGAAGGGGTCGAAGACTTTGAGAGCGTCGTAAGGTTTCGGAGAGTCCTCCCCCAGAGAAAGAACCCCCCGGGTGTTGTAGACGGAGGGGGACTCGTTCAAGGAGAACCCGATCGCCATGAGTAAGGCGACGATCCCGTCAATCTTCTCTCCCGACGACTCCTTGTCGGGTCTGATCTGGCCGTCCCGGTTCTCGGTCTTGACAACATTTCCTGCCATCCATTGGAGCACGGGATTACCTCCATGTTCGAGTAGCCCATGTCCGAGTAGGCGGACCAATGTCCGGCAAGGTTCAGACATCCCCGCGTAACTCTGTGGGTACCGCTCGCAGCGGATGCCATGGCCAGTGAGCCGGTTGTAAGCGTCACGGTCCCCCCAACGGTCGAAGGCGAGGCCTTGGACATTGAAGATCTCACAGATGCCGGCGATGTTTGAGCAGACCGGATCGAGGTCGATGAACTCTCCCTGTGTCTCCCAGAGGAAACCATTTCTGACCCAGGTTGGGTAGGGGAGCCCGGTGGAGCGTTCCCGTTTCTCGGCTGTGTCTCCCGGAAGCCAGAAGAAGGGAATCACCGGGTAGGCTCCCGTCCAGGGGTTCTTCTGGGGGGAGAAGAGGCAGAGGGCTGTGATGTCGATGTTCGAGGAGAGGTCGATTCCTCCGAACCAGGTTCGCTCCGGGTTGACCAGCCACGAGACATGCGTCTTGAGCCACTGCTGAAGCTCCTCCCAGTTGTGGGGAGAGAGAATCTCCCGGGGGGGAACATGGGACAGCCTCCAGGAAACGGGATCCGAGATCTTTGGGATCTCTCCGGCCTGGGTGAACCTTCCGAGCGAAGGAAGAGATTTGTGAAGTTCGAGGTCGTAGTGAGGGGACGGAGGGTAGTTCTTTTCGCCTCCGATGTACGCCGATGATTTTGAGGAAGACTCGGTGGATTTCGAGAGGTCGTAGTTGAGGTAAGGGGCGGAGTCCCAGTGGCTCATGTTGAGCCAGCGAGTTGAGGACTCAGTGGTCATGTTCAGGTAGAGGCGTTTGTAGGTGTTCTCGAAGTCCTGCACTTCGACTGCTTTGGCGAGTTCGTCGTCAAGGAACGTTGGTTCGACCGAGACCCCGAAGTTCGGGTTGACAGCTCGCCGGACCTCATCGGACTTCCAATCAACCTCCTTCCCGTCCATAATCCGAGGGGTTTCGTAGATGATTGGGAGGAGTGTCTCTCGTTTGGTGTGCTCCAGATCATCCCGGACCGCTTTGGCAAGCCGCAGACGGGCGTTACAGACACTCGGACGATTAAAATCGGCGGTCGTGACATAGATCGTGATCGGCTGCTTCCGGCTCCCGTGCCCGGTTTCAATCCCCTCAGTCAGGTCAGGGGAGTCATGGGTGTGGAGTTCCTCAATCACTCCCACGTGGATGTTCTTGCCGTGCGTTCCTGAGGCCTTTGAAGAGAGGGCCTTGTAGATCATTCTGGTCCCGGTTCCTTGAAGCTCGATCGACTTCAGTGACCGGTAAACACGGGAGATGTTATCGAGGGCCGGGTTCCCGTAGACCATGTAGGCCGCGTGATGAAAGATCACAGCAGCTTGGTCAATGTCCGAGGCTGCCGAGTAGATCTGGGCTCCCGGCTCCCTGTCACAGAAGAGACAGAACAGAACGATACCGGCGACGAGAGGGGTCTTACCGTTCTTCCGAGGGACATATAGGAAGAGCTGCCGGTACCGCCGACGACCGTCAGACCGACGTTTCCATCCAAAGAGGTTGGCGACGATTCGGGCTTGCCACTCTTCAAGAATGAAGGGAAGTCCGGCCTTGTCTCCCTCAACCAGAGTCAGAACGAACTGGAAGAAGTCGAGAGCCCGTTGAGCGGTTGCTGTATCAAAGTAGACGTCTTTGGGAGAGACGCCATGGAAGGGGTTGTACCCCGGGAACAGATCGCCCTGCTTGACTTTTCCTGGAGGATGGACGAGGAGTTTCTCGACCTTCCAGGTGGAGTCCCCATGGGCGAGGGTCTTGGCTCCCTCGATGAAGTCGGAAGGCTTTGGTCCCCGAGATTTGGATTTTGTACGTGAGGGACTTTTCCTGGATTGAGCAGGCTTCTTCTTCTTCGGAGGCATCAGACCTCCAGGTGTTCAGTTGATCCTGAGGCGTCCAGAGCAGCCGAAACACCCTCCTCGGTCGGGATCATCTGGATGTCCTTCTGGAGGGCTGAGAGGAGGACCCGTTGGGCACGTTTGAGACGCGTAAGGGGGAAGGATGGGTCAGGGGAGATGACTGATTCGATGTAGACCTCGGTACCATTTTCGGCGTCATACCTTTTCCGCTCTCGTTCCGGGAGAGAGGTACGGTGTAGGACACGACGTTCCCCGTCAAGGAACTCACAGGCTCCCTGAAGGAGGTCGGCTGCGAGGAAGATCTTGCGGAGGAACTCGCCGGAGAAGGCAGGCTCGCACTCAACCGTCTCTTCGTCCATCGAATCGAGGAAGGAGTCGATTGTCTCTCCCAGAGAAGGGAAGAGATCGTCTTCCTCGACGTAGACTCCTTCGAGGTCAAGTTCGGTTGTCTCGAAGTCGGTTTGTGTGTCGCTCATGATGCCGTAACAACCCCCAGCTTGAAGTCCGAAGCATTCGTGAAGCGGCCTTCTTTGTCTCCCTCAGCAGGAGCGTTGTTTCCGACAGGTGGTGTGGTTGGCTTGGAGATCGTTGATTTTGTTGAGGGACTCCAACCAAACTGCGGACCGAGTTTGAGCATTGTCTCTTGGGCCTGCTTGCGTAGGGAGAGAAGATCTTTGACCCCTGCCTGAGGAATGATTGAGACGAATTCGTCTCCGGAGTCTTCAGATTCGTCTTCGAGGGTTACGACGACTTCCTCTTTGTTGAGGAGTCCGGTTTCATTCAGAGCCCGGCAAACCTCGTAGTATTCGCCCCAAGCCTGACAGAACATCGCAAGAGCGTTGCGGTAGGTTTCCGAGAGCAGACCCTGCAACTTGAGGGAAGCGACCCGGCGAGACCATTCTCGGCGAGCTTCACCTTTCAGGAACGCCGGACAGGAGGGTTCGCGGTCGATAGCAGGAGGTTCTGTCT